GTCTCCTGTGGCTCTGCCCGGGTTCCTGTCCCACCCTTACCAGTCACCGTCTCTCACTATTGGGTTCTGTAACCTCTTTACTTTACTGTCAGAAGGTATTTTGTTGCTCTTTGCGGCATTACAGACAAAATGCGCCGCTTGGAGATTGGAAATATCCATGCAAGCCGCTTCTCTTGACTCATAGCCAAATTCTTTATAACGGCTTATAGGCTTTATCTCATCTATTACGAATGATAGTGGATGCTTCGAGTCGCTTGGCTCATCATAGTGTATGCTCCCTAATCGCCCAAGACATATGCCGCATGGAGCGTCCATGGCCTTGAACCTAGCCCGCATCTTCCGTCTGAAGTTACCGTTCTTATATCTTGGATTTGTTGACATCCTCCCCGGTTCCTTTCTCTCCCCGGTATCTCATAACGGAGAACGCGCCGACCGAAGCCGACGCGCTATATTGGGGATACTATGGGGAAGAATCAGCGATTGACGTATCAATCACACTATCACCACTATCACTATACCATGTATTTTTTTTCCTAGTGTCGCAACATGTAGTATTTTATTTCATGCCGACATTCCTCTTGTATCTATCCACGCTCTCGCGCTTCTTCCGCTCCTCGTATGCCTTCCGTTCCCTCTGTATTACTTCCTCGGCAATTAGCCGCTTCACAATAGGTCTATCGTCCATTGTTCGCCTCCTTTTCCAAAATTATCGTTATTCCCGGGAGGCACATGTTTACAGTACCGTCAGCCGTCCAGCCAAAGACCTCGCGGTGCATAAACCTTTCCAGCGAAAGACTGTTCCGTGACAGGCAAGTAAAAAAGTCTCCTCCGTCACATATGGTTATTGATGCAACGTTGTTTAGGTTGTGTTCCAATAACTCCCTAACCTTCATGTATTTCCTCCTCATATCTGTCTACTATCCGTAAAACGTTATTGATCGCGGCAATCATTGCGTCGTACCTCTCCGGCTCTCCGATTAACTTCTTGCCGTTTTCACAAGCCTCTATCTCCTCGGCTATCTCTGCCCGCATCCGCTTGAATGATTCTATGTCGAGTGCTGGGGCGGTTGGTTCCGCGTCCAGCAACTCGTTGAATGTGACCACAGCGGTTAGACTAACGTTCTTGAATTTCTCCACACCCCGGCGGCGTAAACTATCCGCGTGTAATAATTTCACTCTACTCCCACCCCTTTACTTTCTTAATCAGCTTTTTTACTCTCCAAGGGATAGCGCAATAGAATTTAGATACATCGAAATCGTGGTCTATATAACAACCGCAATCTTCACACTCGCCCTCATAACTTGTGCAATTCCAACCAAAAGGGCAATTTTCACAATCGGGGCAAAGGTCAAAATTTCTTTTGCGTCCTTTCGGTGTATAATAGGCGAACGTACAAAACTCCAAGTCGCCTATATGGATATTCTTTTCTTCTAACCATTCAAAAAAAGCATCTAACCACCCTATGATTTTCTTTTTCATGTTATCCCTCCACTTCTGCAATCAGCTTGTCCAAGATTGCTAATACTTCGGTTTTAATATCATCACAATTTTTTAATACGGGTATTCTATTCCCGATTGTCGAATAAATAGGATTTATATTTTCTACTGCATCTTTAGCCTCTTTGATTCGGTCTAGTGGCACTGCCTTAACTTCTTCTGCATCATCGATTTGTCTTTGTGAGTATGACACAAACCCATCATCGTAATCGTTCCACTCTGTATCTAATTCTAATTCATCTGCATCAATTAGTTTCATTCTTTCCCCTTTCAATCAATAACATATGTTGTAACCCTAGTACCATAAGGAAATGAATTGTACTCCCAATTGTTATCATCTAGGTATTCCCACGAATCCTCATACCATCCAACAATTGAATCCGGTATTACCCACCCACTTCGTAATGTGAATATGACTCTTGTACAGTCGTACAACACGTTCTTGTCTATTCCGTGGCATCTAACACGATAGTATCCATCCTTATTGGGTGGGCGGTCTGTTATAACAGATTTATCAGCACAGCACTTGACTCGTTTCATTTACTCTCTCCCCTCACCTTCTGCAATCAGCTTGTCCATAATATCCTCTACATCATCGATTATTCCGTCCGAACAGCTACAAGAACAACCACGCAATTTTTGTATCTCCTCTCTAGCCTCTTTGATTCGGTCTAGCGGCACCGCCTCGACATCTTGCGTTCCGTCAAACCATTCTTTCAACGCTCCTTGCTCGTAGTGCACACTTTCGCCTTTTACTACCGGGGCAATCGGAATCGCTAAAAATGGGATTTTGTCAAAATCAATTAGCCTCATTCTCTGTACCTCTCATATCTGCATTGTATGGTTCCGGTAATGGCATCCATGCGATAACAGGAACATAAAAACATCCATTCGAGTTCCATTTAGTTTTGCCGCAATCATCCCAAGCGTATGCTTCAAACAAATCATTGCTTGAATTTGTACACAAAACAACCTCACCTTCTTCAGGCAACCTCTCACCCACAGAAATCCATCTTTGCGTATGTGTAACAGGCGGCAACTGCTCCACAAAGAACATAACCCTACCCATCAATGATTTTTGTGCATCACTCTTTGCTTTTACTTTTGCAATAATTGCAAGCCCATCGAGTACCGCCTGTCTGTATATGGCATCTTCACAAGGCTCTTGCTCTAATGCCAATGTTTCAAGTTCCTTTTTGAGATATGCAGGACTAATTATTGGCTTTTCAAAATCTTCATCATTCGGGCATACAATACTGATAATGTTATCTATATCTTCTCTAGTCATACTTCCTCACTTTCCTGTGGCTCAACCTCGGGAATAATTGCTTCATCCAATGTCATTCTGCACCTCTCATATCTGCTCCGCAGTGTGGGCAATAATTATAATTAACCATATGAAAATATTTGTAGTCTATGCCACAATCACATTTAGAACACCAAAAATAACATCCTAACCCACTCGGTCTTAGATTATTCATCTCACAATGTTCACTATGACTTATCCACCGCCCTGTCTTCTGTTGTGGTGTGACGGAGGGTAAATTTGCAACACCCATTTCAAGACCTTCGTATTTCCAATCTGAATCAATTAAATCAAGTACCGCCTGTCGGCTTACTGCATCTTCACAAGGCTCTTTCTGTAACGCGTTTACCGCCTTTTCAAACGCCTCTACCCGGCGCATAATATCTTCGTAGTGGTGTTCAACGTCACCGTGCCGCACTTCGTAGTCGCTGGCGTCCTGTATTTCCTTGATAGCTTCTTCGTTTGTCATTCGCTCGCCTCACTTTCTTCTATTGCCTTTTTCACTAAATTCAGCATGGTTTCTTCGTCCATCTCTATAATTCCTCGTATTAGTGAAAGCTTGATTGTCGCAATCAGTTCCTTTTCGTTGCCTGTCATTCGATTACTCCTCCCAAAATATCCGTGATAGACATCTGCCCTTCGATTTCCTTCGGCTCCTCGGCTTCTACCACAATGCAATCGTCGTTACCCTTCAAGTCCACATGTAAGATAATGTGTTTGTTGCATCCGTTATTGCTGGTGTAGTTCCCGAAGTATAGCCAGCGCCAAACCTCCATATCAAGCAACTTTTTCGGCACGTTCCCGGCGATAAATCCCCAATATGGTTTGCCTAGTTCCTTTTGGTTGATTGGCTTTGTGCAACACTTCCACCGTGGTTCGTGGTTTACGTCTTTCACTCTATCTTCCGTGGCGCGGCTCCCAATGTGCCACGATTCAATCAGCTTTGCACCCTTGCCTGTCACTTCCCGGACGTCAATGTCTAACTCGCACACATTCGCATTTGTTTCACATAGTTCCCGAAGTGTCATTCTCTCTCCCTTCTCGGCTCCGTTGAGCCGTTGCATCTAGCCCCGCACAACCTCGACGGACACATCCGGCAACATACGTGTGGGCACTCCGCATCGTCCAGCGCGTCGGCTACCTTCCACAGTTCGATTTTGTTGCAAGTGTGCCCCGAATATTGGCAAATGATGGTGGCGGGTTGTTCACTTCTTGGTAGCGGTAAGAAATCCAAAATGTTCATTTGTCCTTCCATCACTTCACCCCTAATCTATCCAGCACGATCATTTCAAAGTATTCCTTGCTCGGTGCCAATGCTCCGTATTTCTCAACTAGCCGGGCGTGGGCTTCGTCAATCTTCGCCTTTAGTTCGTCCATGCTCTACCTCCCGAAATAGTGCGCGCCGTATTGATAAAGTGGCTCACAGTAGGGATTATATTTCCCCTCCGTGAAAAACAAGATTTCCGTATCCTCTCTGCCCTCTAATTCCCTTTGTACGGCTTCAAAAGTTAGGGGGCTAGGTTCTTCTACACTATCCATTTTTCCATCCCAATATGAGGCGAATTGGAAGGGTTGTGTGATAACCTCCTCGATGGTATCCGGGAACCTCTCGGAATCGACCCGGTTCAAAATCACATCTGCCACCAACTGTCTACCCTTTAGGTCTTGGTTGCCCGCCTCCGCCTCGACACATATTGCCAACAACTCCAAGCTGTCGCAATACTCAATCTCGGCAATGTCTGAAGCGGTCAGAATCGGCGGTGCGGTGTAATAAACACCGCCGACCACTTCCGCGCCTCTTATAATCTTCTCCACTCCCATGCCGTCGTGTCGGTTGAGGCTCTGTTGAACCAACAGGCCAATCACTACCGCAACGCATAGGGCGAAAATGTAATAAATCCAATCTCTACGCATCAACTCACCTCCGTAATCATTCCCAGCTTGAACGCCACAAAATAAATCACTCTTGACTTATACCGGGAGTATGTGCTTCTGTCTGCATTGTTCGGATACCGTGTCCGATATAGGATGGAATCACTCACACCTTGGCGATACTCCGGCGGAATGGATGCGAAAGCCTCCTCGATCGCCTTGCATTTCTCCAAGTATTTATCCCGCTGGATAACTCGATTCACAACTCCATTCGGTGATGGTGAACCGTGAGGCATCCCATCATTTGCCGCCGCCGATTGTGTCAACAGGCTCTCGGCTTCGTCCTTCATTCTCTGATAGTCCCGAATCAACCAAATGGTCTGATTGTAGACGCTGGCGGGTAAGACGTACTTGTTATTTTTCTTTCGCTGGTATTCCATCCTTCCCCTCCATGATTCTTAAAAACTCCGGGAACGTCTCCACATGTTGCACTAATTGCTTGTAAGTGTGGAAGGTTCTCTCCTTGGTTCTGTAAACAATCTGCCCCTTTCGGTCGGTGACTTGGAAGGTGGACTCGCCGTACATCTTCCCGGTGTAACCGTTCTCGCTTGTGTACTCTTTTACCATTCCGCGTCACCCTCCTGTGCCTGTTCAACTACTCGGACATTCTCAACGCATCCGGCATTCTTACCGAGGTCAAATGATGCCTTGGCAATCTCGTCCATGGTGTCGTATATCCCCCACAAACACCATTCCCCGTCAACTTGCTTTTCTAGTCTGTACCCCATCTTAATCCTCCTTCATGTTTGCTAACTCTCGCGCTACATCCTTAATCCCGAAATCCTCCCGCAAGTCCTCGACTTCGCTTGCGTAGGTCTCCGCCTTCTTCGGTCTGCCCCGCTTGGGCTTCGGCGGCTCCATCAGCTCCATTGTGTGAAATGACTTTTGTAAGCTGTTCACGGCCTCCTTGTACTTCTTGTTGGCTTCTTTGATTTCTACTTCCAGCTTCGCAATCTGTCCCTTGGCTTTTTCCAACTCAATATTCCGCGTCTCAATCAGTTCCTTGGCTTCTGCCAACTCAACAGAGCAATCATGACTCGCGGCGAACAACTGCGCCTTTTCCCTTGACGCCTCCGCCTCCTTGATTCTCTTTTCGTAGTCTGCGAATTTCTCCCCGGTGTTCTCCTCCAGCATCGCGATCAATTCCAAACATAAGCCAGCGATTGCCGGGCTGTGTTGTTTCGTTGTCTCAATCACCCTCTTTGCGTCTGCGAATGTCAGCATTTTCTAACCTCCCTTGTTGTGCGCTTGTTAATAACTCCCTAACCTTTGGCGGCAAGTTCATCTCCTTCCGATGTCTAGCCGCTAGGCTCTCGTAAATCATTCTGAAGTTTGCCCGCGTCGCTTCTTGGTTCTCGCTTATACAAATATTGCGAAATCCAATCCGCTTGGCGGCTTCTGCCGTAATCGGTGATAGTGATGCAATGGCTTCGTCCACCCGGTACATTCCATAACGCCGGATAGCCCCTTGTACCTCTTGCCAACCTTCGCCCCAATCGGGCAACTCTCCCATGGTCGCGGTGGCGTATCCTTCCCGGATGTCCGACACCGCTGGCGACCACTTATTGTTAGCGACCCATTGTTGCAATACCGCGCTTGCGATTTGGTACGGTATATCTTCAAGCTGTTGGTACCATAAAGCCATGGCGGGCTTGTTTGGTAGTAGGTTCTCTCTTGGGTAATAGGTACGTAACGCCATTGCGAACTGCGCAAATTCTTCCTGTGTCAAGTTATCCCTCCTTCGCCCACTCTGCCGCCATATTGTAGAAATCATCCAACTCGGCGGCGGCTTTAGATTTCTTCGGTTGGTGTTCCTTTACTGCATCAATAACCCATTTACGAATTGCCAAATAGTGACTCTTGTACTTGGCTCCCTTCATTTCGATGTATTCATCAAGGTATTTGATAGCCTGTTCGGTGAGTTCTTCGCCGTATTCGGCTTTTAGCTTCTCAAGTTCGGAATCCTTGAGAAGAACGTGTGCGTATTCGCCGTGGGCGTGCTTGCTCTCTCCTTTACTTTCCTTAACTTGACTATCCTTTCCTTTACTATCCTTACCTAACCTAACCTGTGTGTCCGTTTTGGATACATCTTGGATACATGATGGATACACACCCGGATTTGCTATGGTGTAAGCCTTATTCTCCTTCATTCCAAGCAACTCTTTTTCCTCGGTGTAAACCGTGGGCTTGTATCTATCGCTCTGAATGTAGTTGTGTATCTTCCAATGCTTAATCACTACAATCCCGGACTCAAAAGTTATCAAGAAGCACTTGGCAATTAACAACTTCAAATCATCATCTGCCGCGCCGACTAACCTTTGAATCTTGCGCGGGTTGTTCACAAATCCGTCATCGTCTGCCCTCATGGATAAGTGAAAATATAGGGCTTGTGCCGATAGTGGCATATCTAAAAATGCGTCACTATCAATAATCGTCTTTGCGAACATTCTCCGTTCCGCCATCTCTATTTGCCTCCTCCCATGCCTTGTATAGTTTCATCCAATCGTCGATTTGCATCGTGACCAGCCACGGCTGGCGGCTAGTCTTGTGAAATACCGCCGGGATGCCTCCATCTTTTCTTGCCGCCTCCTCAACGGCTTGGTCGTATGCCTTTCTAACATTCAGCTTTTCGACCACCTTGCATTCAACGTGGATGCCCGGCAACCCGATCACGTCGGCTTCATGTCTGAAACAATCGCCGCGCCGGGTGTCGTATCCGTGGAAGTTGAAAATGTCTCGCAACATCCTCTCCCCGCGTTGCCCTTTATCTCTTGACGCTTTACCGCCCAAATTGTCCTCCTTTCTCCCTCCCGGAGGAGGGGTAAAAATCATGGCTTTTGTTTGTGGTATATGAAAGCCAAAAGGATTTATAGCCAGCTTTTGCCGAAGTCCCGGCGGAAGTCCTCGCGGGTTCCGTAATGGGTTTCGTAAAAGCGTTGACCCGTTTCATGTAGTTCCTGTGCTAAATCGGGGTTGAAATGCACCCCTGAATTGCCTGTGTGGTGTTCGTGGCAGAGCCAAACCTTCAGACCGTAACGCTCGGAGACTTTACGGTTTGCCGTTCCACCGAAAATGTGATGCGATTCGAGGTTGCTGGTGGTGCCGCACACATAGCATTCTTTGTTAGCTTGTATGACTGACTTCATGGCGTTTCCATTCCTCCTCTAATCGCTTTAACTCATTCGGGGTTAGTACTTCTATGTCGTACTGTTTACACTCCATCACGGTTCCTTCTATCAACGCCGCCATTTCCCTCGAATTGTAGGTGTGGCTACCTCTATACACCCGGTAGAAGTACGCCCCATCCTCGGACATCTTGACGAATTTCATGTGTACTTCTTCGCGTTCTTGCATGAACTCCGGCGGCGCGTTGGTCTTGTAAATCAGCGGCTCACCATCCTCGATATACTCAATTTGACCGTAAGACGTTATCAGCTCATTTTTCATCCGTGCCATGGATACCCCGGCGGCTTGCCGTAGCTTGTCACACAACACATGAAAATAGGCGTTTGCGTCTAGGCTTCGTTTATCGCTCCATTTAGAAAGTTTTAAACGGTAGGGGTGGGAATTATCGAGTGACTCGATTTCGCCCCGATTTGCCCACTCTAACGCGATTGTGAGGGTATATCTGTTCGTTGATAGTTCCCGACTAATTCCAAGGATGTATCCCTTACTTTCCATTCGCGTTCTCCCGGTCGTTAATAGTCCGCATCAGTTCGCCGTACTGCTGGGCGTTCAGTTCTGCCAGCTTCTTCACGTTGTACTTCTTCCGCACCCACTCAATCTGTTCCGGGGTCAAGGTGTTGGATAAAATCATGGCCTCCTTCTCGGTGATGGGCTTGGTCTTTTCCTCTTTCTCCGCCTCGGGTAAATCCTCCCCGGCGTAGATGTATAAGCCTAAACCGTGGCGGGCTACTGCCTTCGTGAGACTTCGCTGGATGGTCTTGTTCATGTCGGTAGATGTTACCTTGTCCGCCGGGATTGCCTCGTTGCGGTAGTTCATGATTGGTAAATACTCGATATGCTCAATCTTTTCCTCACCAACAGGAACGGTTACGCCTGTTTTAACCCAGCATGTGCGACCATCGGTGAAGTATGGGCGTCCGTGTTCATCCTCGTAGATGGTGTATGTAGCCATTGGGTGCTTCTTCTTCAGCTCTCCCCACGCGAATGCCCAAGATAGGTAAGTGAGGTTGTTTTTCGCCTCCGTCTTGTCGTTTACGTTGATGTTGTTAAGTTCTACAAAATAATTCTCCATGGTATCCTCCTTATGGTATTAGCCTTTCCGGCTCAATAGTGTCTGTATCTACAACCTCACAGCATCCAAGGCAGATATATTTGCCATCGCTCCGCTTCACCGCCTTGTCGAATCGAAAAATGTTGTCTCCACACTCGGCGCATTCGGTGAACGGCTCCGCGCTCTCGGCTAGATACTTGTTTAATTGATAATCAAAAGCCTCTCTCATTCCGCCCTCCTTGAATTGGTAAAATGGGCGTATCCCACTTACTAACACTCACAACCTCCGTCCACAGAAGGGGCAGAAGTTAATTGTTACCCGCGAATCAATTCCGCTTTCCCCGGCGTGAAATTCTGTTGTAAGTAGGTTGCCGAAGATGTAAGACTCTGCAACCAATTCCTTACCAAACGCCACGCCCAGCGTCTCACGGTAAATCGTTTCGCATTCTCTTGGAATTTCCCCGGTGCAATATTTGCACCCTTCCGACTTGTTTTCTATTGCTTGTATGTATCCCTGTTTCATAAAAACCTCTCTGCGTGGAACGCTCCCGCCGTTACTAGGAGAATCCCGGCAATCGCAATGAACGCCCCCGGCTTGCTAATTGCGCCGCTGGAATCTTCAATTGACATCCCAACGAACATTGCAATTAAACCAATGCACATGATCGTGGTGCTCATTCTTTCACCAACCTGTACTCTGCGATTCGCTTCTTGTCGCCGTAACGGTTGGTAACCTCTTTTGACAGAGTGGTTATCTGATACCCGGCGGCGCGCAACTCGGAAATTCTTGCGGCAAGTCTGAAGCATCCATAACGGTCTAGTGCTACGATTGCGGTGATTCCTCTGTGTGTCTGTAAGTGCTTCAAAATGTCTGTGCATTGGCTCATTTTCTCCCTCCTATCAACTGCCCTACGGTAGCGGCGTCAATGTTCAATATTTCTATAACCTCTATAAGTTCCTTTGTTGTGAGTCCGCGCCGTTTCAACTTCGCGGATGTCACTTGCTGGGATAGTCCCAACAGTTCGCCGAGTTCCCTTTGCGTCATGCCCCGGGCTTTCATCTTCCCGATAATGTACGCGTATAAGTCGGCGTCCTTGTATTCAATTCTTTTTCCGTTGACCCTTGGCATCCTCACCCCTTTCTAGTTACGGTTCCGTAACTCCATTATGCAAAAAAAATCGCGTCTTTTTCGCGCAAGCTGGTTATTCCCAACACTTCACACAATGTCTTGATTTCGGCCGCGGTGAAGTTGCTGTGGTTGTCGCGCTTTTTTGCGAATGCCTGTCTAGTGATGCCTAACTGTTCCGCCAAGAAACCAATCTTGACTCCCCTCTTGCGGATAACTTCATTCAACAATTCGGTGTTAGTCATTCAATCGCCTCCTTTCTAGTTACGCTTCCGTAACCTCATGAGTTGACTATACTACTACGTTCCACTTTTGTAAACACTTATTTTGAAAAAAGTTAAAAAAAGTTTACTATCGTGTTATAATCAACGTGGAGGTGATACTATATGACAGTAGGTGAAAGGATACAACAACGCCGTGAGGAGTTGGGCTTATCCCAAACGCAACTAGCCTACCGCATGGGATATTCCAACCGCTCCGCAATCAGTAGGGCGGAAACATCCGGGGACGAAATCGGTGCAAATAGAGTCGTTAAATTTGCGGAGGCGTTGAAATGTTCCCCGGCGTATCTGATGGGCTGGGAAGAAAAGACACAAGAAGATAGAATCATGGCATACTATTACGCCTTATCTGACACCAACAAGGAAATGATCGTTGGCCTTATGCGTCAATTAGGAGAAAACCATGAAGATTGAAAAACTACCCTCGGGGAACTACCGTATCCGCCAGCAATACAAGGGTAAGCGGTATTCGATAGTTCTGCCCTACAAGCCAACAACAAAAGAGGCAACGGAGTTGATGGCGGCGAAGATGGGCGATACTCCGGGACGGTTGACCTTGGCAACTGCCGGGCGTCAATACATCGACAACCGTTGCAACGTCCTGTCCCCCTCCTCAATCAAGGAATACAACAGGATACTAAAATATCTATGCGCCCATGAATCGGACTTCATGGCGTCGCCCTTGGGAAGAATCGAACAGGAGGATATACAAGCTTTTGTGAATCGGTTGACGGTTGGAAGAAGCCCCAAGACCGTGAAATGCTATTATACCTTTGTAGCGTCCGTATTGGGTCAATTTCGCCCTTCTTTTGCGTTCAGGGTAGATTTACCCATGGCACATAGAAAAGAGACATATACACCGACATTAGAGGATGTTAAGAGGATTTTCGCGGCGGTGGATGGCACGCGCTGGGATGTAGCTTTTCAATTAGCCGCCTACGGTCTCCGCCGAAGTGAGTTGTGCGCCCTTACCATGGCAGACCTCGAAGGGAATCACCTTACAATCAACAAATCAAAGGTTTGGGACGGTTCCCACTGGGTCATAAAAGACTACCCCAAGACTACGGAATCATTCCGGGTGATATATCTGCCGGACTACCTAGTCGAGAAGATACAACGCCAAGGGATGCCGGATGTGTATATTCACAAAATCACGCCAAAGCTTCACAAGATACAAGACAAGTTAGGGATACCACGGTTTAGGCTCCACGACTTCCGCCACTTCTTCGCGTCCCATGCTCACGCGCTTGGCTTGTCGGATGCCGACATTATGGCAACAGGAGGATGGAAAACCGATTACGTTATGAAGTCGGTCTATCGTAAGGCGATGAGGACAGAAGAAGCAATGCAAGCCTTCGGGGATTCCATGACCACTTTGTGACCACTTCATGACCACGACGCTCACAAAATCCCATTGTACCGCACAATCTGACGTTGTAAATTAGACGCAAAAAAGCCCTTGAAATCACGGTCAAATGCCGTAAAATCAAGGGCTTTCGTTATATCGGAGTGACAAGACTTGAACTTGTAGGAGGGCAAGCCAAATCCCGCACTCTTTCGCCGTTTTCTAGTTTTCTGTGACCACTTCATGACCACGTTTTGCAATATCTGCCCGGATAAGTGCCTTGATGTAGCCTTGGCGGTTCCCGGACGCCTCCAACGCTTCGAGAATATCCGCGTCGGTGGTCGTGTTCAATTTCAACATGACTTGTTTTGTGTGTGCCGCGTCATACCGGGCTTGCGCTCTTTTGCTTGCTTCGCTTACCATCTTATACCCTCCACGATCATTTTTGATTATACGTCATTACTCCAAATCTTCCAACCTTTGCCCTCGTAACCTCCGGGGCGGGTTGCTTTTACATCTTCTTCGTGTCGATTACTTCACAATCAAATGGGTCTCCCTGTGCCTTCCATTGTGCCGCCCATTCGTCAGCGGCCTTTCTGCTGGAAAAACTCCATGTGGTCAACATTGTTTCCTTTGTATCGGTGTTGATTAACTTAATTCTATATCGCATGATACTCCTTTCCGGGCGGTTTAGCCGCCGCCCTCGGCTTGGTGTTTTATAGTCCGTTATCAACCATTACCTTTGCAATCTCTTTATCGATTCCCTCTGCTACAAGTTCCTTGATGCGGTTCTTCTTGATTTCTCTCTCGGCTTTCTCGATTCTGTTGTTTGCCTCGATGATTTCTGCTAACTCGTTCAATCCTGTGACTCTTACCATGTTGTGTACCTCCTTTAACTGTCTTTATTATAGTATAGGTATATACCTATGTCAATACTTTTTGGAAATTTTTTCAAAAAAAATAAGGGCACCCCGAAGGATGCCCAAATGAAAGGAGAAAACAACAGATTGTTGTAACCTTACTTCGTAATAAATGCGGAGAACCCCGCACGCTTTAAATCTGCCAACAGCTTCTCTGCGTTGGCCTTGTTCTTGAATGCTCCAACCTGTACACGGTAGATGGTGTTCGCGTCACCTGTGGAGGTCTCTGCCTTACTTCCGCCCGCCTCCTTGTCGGTTGGTGCGGCTGGCTCCGTGTATCTCTGCCCGGTGAGACCGTACACGATAGCGGACGCCATAGAGTAGGCATCATACAATCTCGCGTCGTCTGCATCATCCACGAAACAGCACTCAATCAACATTGCTTTTGCATTGGTCTTGCGGAGAACATAGAGGTCTTTGTTGACCTTCACGCCGCGATTCTTGAAACCTAGAGCGGCGATAGCGTCACAAACCTTTTTCGCCTGTGGCACGCTGTTGTCGTAGGTGTAGACCTCTACGCCTGTTGTCTTGCCGTTTCCGGCGGAGTCTTTCGCCCCGGAGTTGAAATGAATAGATACATCCAAATCAACCGTGCAGGAGTTGCACTTGGCAACAATCTTGCTCAATACGTCCGCCTGTGATGTTCCGTTGTCAACGGTGCAATCATACACGGTATGACCCAACAGAGTCAGCTGGCGGATAACTTCATTCTTGACCGCTCTTGCCTCGGTGGATTCCTTCAGCAAACCAATAGCACCACAAGCAATTTTCCCGTCCGGGTTGTGCCCGGCATGCACGTTAATTCTCATGTTTTCCCTCCTCGTCCGCTTTCTGCTTCAAAATATCAATCGCGTTTGTAACAATGGCTGGATACTGCAACCCCATCATGCCGCCGTTTTCCACGATGGAAACGAACTCATTCGCGCAAAAGCCGATTATCATAGCGTTTTTGATGTAGTCCGTTCCAAGTAGAATATCAACGAGGCTACCCATCGACACGATCAAAATCACCATGGCTTTTTTAATCAGCCCTTGGAAACCAATCTTGGAGGATGCGCCCCCGGTCTTGGTCTTTTTCGACTTCTTGAACCAAATAGCCACAGCCAAGCCGCTGAAATAATCAGCCGCCAAGAAGGCAATCAGAATCAGCATGGCAAGGTCGATTCCGCCGAAGATGTGGAGAAGTGCCGCCCCCACAATGCCAATTAGTCCGTACAGTTGTTTTGCGTACATCATTTTTCTCTCCTTCACTAAAAAAGGACGCCCGAAAGCGTCCTAGACTATGAGTTGCGCCCGCTTTGGAAGGGTGCGGGCAAACCCTATTGAGACCGCCGACCCGAAGGTTACGGCGGTACGTTCCATAAAAATCGTATAACGAAAAACAGAGCTAAAATCACACAATGTGCAATGCCGCTCTGCAAAAGTTAAACTTTTTCTTTGTGCAAATGTTCGCAAAAGATTACTTTATTTTACTTTCCGCAATAAATGTTATAATGGAAGTAAAGATTTATTGAACCGATGGGTTCTTAAATTCTGCCGATAAGGCAATAAAAAGGGAGCATTGCTCCCTTTTTATATTCTTAACGAATTTTGTGTAAGTGAACCTTTGACGATTCAATGTATGTTACCAAGTAATCTGAATCATTGTTCATAGGTTCATAATCACTTCCGCCTTGTTGCACTGTCCACACCTCACTTTTCGCTACAAAATGTTTATAGTCAGCACTTTTGCATTTTTCACAAAGTGTTGTTTCATTTACAACCTTATCCTTATATGGTTGATAACATTGTTTGCAAATATTCATACATATTCCTTACTTATATGCGAACAAAATCCAGTTCACACCGTTGAATGCTCTTACCGTTCCGTTAATTGGTTCGACAGGGCTAATGGATAATGTGATTGTAAATTGTGTATCTGCCGGGATATTAGCAATTGCAACACCATTGCCATATTGCGTATTTGGCAGTGAACAAGCGCTGATATAAGATGGAGCAATAGCATATATACGAGAAGCCATATCGCCTTGTGACATAATCTTTACATCATTCAGTGCCTTTTTAGCCTTCAATGTGACAGTAATGTTACCTGTGCCTTGAATGTACCATCCTGTTCCTGTCATGCCATTGAACACCTTATAGAAGTCAGAGGCAGGCAAGTGCGATACATTAGCAGGAGATACGCTTACAATTTGCAACGCATCGTGTGAATTATTGTCGGTCAACCCTTCAATAATCTGATAACCACTCTTAAAAGGGATAAAGCTGTCATCAGCTCCAAGGTAACCATGGTTACCTTCTCCATCACTTGCAAATCTAAAGGTTAAGTTATCGCTGGCGGTTAAATGTGTACTTATTGTACGAATCGCACCCTTCACGGAACCGTCACCGATGGCGGAAATATCAGCGTCACCCAGCACCGCCCGGATTGGCTCAACCTCTGCGAAGGTCTCCACAAGGTCGGACATTCCAACGGTTGACACGGTGAAAGTTGCCAACTGCATATCCGTAATACCGCTGTCGATGTTCAACTGTGGGTCGTCCTCCAAGTCTGCCAAGGTCTCCCCGGTATCAACCAAAATCTGAATTGGTGCGGCAATGTTCGACAAATCAATGTGTACGTACAACTGACCCAGCAGAGTACCGCTTGGGGATAATGACACCGGGATGTCACTATCCAATACCTCGAACAATCGACCGTACACGATACCCTGTCCGGAGTTGATGTGCAACGTGGTCGCGTCCTTAATCGTCACATTACAACCGTAATAGATACCGTTGTTTAATGTGTTCGTGTCGTTCATAATCGCGTCATTCTGCGGGGTGACGTTACTGCCCGCGTAGGTCTTTAACTCAATCATAATCGCCCTCCTTGTAATAGGCTTGTAAGGGTGGAGCGCACGCAACCAAAGGTCAATTTGCATGTGTTCCCTAGTTCTCTTTTGCTTAAAATACTTTGATACGTCACACCATCATGAATGATGTTTACCATCTGCCCGATTCGTATCTTGTCGAACCATCTAGGAAGAAGTTCGAGGGAAATATTGTTGTCGAACCCTTGACCGCTAAAAACATCAGCCGCCGCCGAGTCTGCCACTTGGGCGAATGTTCGACCATCCGACACGCTAACACTCTGCATTTTCTCACTAACAGGCTCAACCCTGTCGGTGTCCGTCGTGGAATAGGTTCCGTCCGTGTGCAAATAGTAGGTTCGGGTCTCGGAATAGTTGGAGTCGTTATACACTAACAACTTGTTAACCACTCCCGACACCTTCCCAACCTTCACGCTGGCGTTGATTACTTCTTGCAAATCCGCTTCGATGGTGTAGGAGTGTTCGGGTCTCACGCCAATGTTCACATCGACCTTCCCGCTAGAGAAGTTCGGTACACAATCGACCACAATGCCGTATTGATTGAACGCCCGGCGGATGATGGTGTCATATAGCCCAACGATGCAACGGTGCATACCCTCTTTGTCTGATTTCAGATTGAAACCCCATGAAGTCGTGGAACTGTACAAATTCACGTCTCCAATCGTGGGGACATTCTGCAAGGAGTCGGAGTTGTTCACAAACAATCCCTCAATGAGTTCCTTGATAACGCTTTCCAGCGACCGCCCGGAGCCTTGCCAATCCGTATCGAACAAAATCTGTGTATTAAATACTGACATATACGGAAGGTAAGTGATGGTCATGTCGCTTTCGTTGATGGTCGTGGACTCTACAAACCCGAAAAAGGTTTGTGTTCCGTCCGTCACCGTGACGATGTTCCCGCGCTTCACGTTTTCGTCCGTTCTACATGTCACCGTGTTTCGCTTCAGTTCAATATAGTCCTCGGTATATAGAGGCTTGTCGATTGTCGCATGATAGAAATTATTGAAATTTCGGTCAAAGACTTCTACTCTATACGCTTGCATAGAACAACTCTCCCTCTGCTACAACTGTAACCTTGTTGCCGCCGTCGTCGTCTACCGCAATGCGGTTTTGACCGTACTGCAAATAAATCGCACGCGCGGTTCCAAAATCACTCAACTGGTATCTATCCGCCACGAACTGATTCAGATTGTCGTACTCGCGGATTGTGAACTCGTCCCCGGTGGTATCAATCACCAAATGATGATTAGCCGGGATAGTGACATTCACGCGCCCGGTTGCGACTAACTGATTATTAACGTAGTGCCGCCATTCGGGATTTTGCAATGTTCCATATATGGTTAGCTTGCAAGGGGATTCCTCTGTGGAGTCCATATTGATCGTGACGTTGTTCGTGGTAGCACTAGAATATCTATATGGGTATGTATAATCATAGATTTTTCCATACTCCCCGGAATCGCCCGGATATGTCACAACTCGTACACTCTCGAAAAATGGAGTTGTGCAAGTAAACGTGATACCCGCTTGGAGGGGCTTCGCTTCGTCATAAGTGACCTTTGAAATCGAACCCCTAGCAAAGTATTCCTTGTCGCCGTTTGGATTGTAAACAAGGGTAATAGGCTCTAACTGGCAGAACTTAACAAACGCTTGGTAGTCTCTCTGACCATCAGCGCGCCAAAACTGCACGATACCGTTGAACGTCCCTTGTTTTAACCTACTTTTGAGAGTGGCGAAGTGATTCCCCACTCTCTGATAGGTGTTTTCTCTTTCATATCCCAGCCCACTAACTGAATGGAGGAAGGACTTTTTGACCTTGGTCAAATCATAAACAGCGCCATTTGCATTTTTCAAATAGTATTGTCTCATGCTAAAGTTACCTCCATGCCTAGAGCCTCGTTGATTCCGTCAACGAATGATTTATCCGTCAAGACCTTATTCTGCGCGCACATTGGGAGATATTCAGCCAGCAACGCCAAAATATCATCCTTGCCGCTGTCTGCCACGGTCTGACCAACATAGAAATCAGATTGTGCGACCGCGCTCGCGTTCTGCATTGCCTTGGAAATCATATCAAGGTTATCGTCAACACCTAACGCGATTCCGGCATCAATCTGTCGTCCGATTTCATCACGGAATAACCGGGATGGGGAATGGATTCCTAACGCGTTCTTTGCCGCATTGAAGGCGGACATTGCCGCACCCTTTGCCGCGTCTACGATAGCGCCAGCGCCGTTTAGAATACCCTGTGCAATACCCTTTACAATGTTGCCACCAAGGCTCAACCAATCAATCGACTTGAATGCGTTCACGGCCTTGGAACCGATAGCCCGCAAATTCTCCGGGATAAGGGAAACAAGTCCACGGATACCGTTTGAAATAAATGTGATAATGCTGGAACCAATTCCACGCCAATCAATCGCCCGGATGTTGTCCCATGCCTTCTGTACAATCGCCGCGATTAAATCCGGGATAAGACCAAGCAATCCAAGGATGCCGTTGCCAATGTCTCGGATAAGACTTGCGCCGATGTCAAGCCAATTCACCGCCGCAAATACGTCGAAAATCGCGCCGATAATCTGTGGCAGATTCTGAACCAATACCGGGATTGCGGCAATGATACCGCTAACCAAAGACCGAATAAGGTTCACGCCTGTTTCGATAATCTTCGGCATGTTATCGTTTATGATATTCGCGATATTGCTTACAATGGTCGGGATTGTTTCAATCATGACCGGGAGGGAGTCGATTAACCCTTGCGCCAAAGTCGTGATTAGATTCAAGCCCGCGTCTATCAACTGCCCGGCGTTATCGTGGAGTGTCTGCGAAAAGCCCATAAGGGCGTGTAAACCTTCATCAATCATCACCGGGAGATTATCACCGATACCTTGGGTGAGAGTCTGTAACAAATCCATGCCCGCCGTGTGGAGTTCGCCGGAAAGCGACATGATCATGCTAGGTAATGACTTGACGATGTTCAGCACCATGGGGATAAGATTGTTAGTGAGGAATGTTCGCGTTGTACCCGCCAACGTCTTGAAATCCGCGCTAATATCTTCGCCAAGTGCCAAGTGCGCCAAGAGATTAGTTCCCGCCGCCTTCATAGCTTGCAAAGAGCCACTAAAGGTCGTCGCCGCCTCCTGTGCCGCAACGCCTGTCAATCCCAAATCGTCTTGAATTACATGTATCGCGCTATACACATCACCAAGATTATCAATATCATAATGAACCCCGCTTAATTTTTCCGCGTCCGCGAGTAGACGCTCCATTTCGCCTTTTGTGCCGCCATACAGTAAATGTTCACGCAAGGTCGCTAATCTTGCGCCGTTCTCTAATGAACTGCTACGCCTTTATGTATCCGCGTAGTTCAGACTATCTCTTTCACGCTTTCGCGCTACCATGCACTTCCACCCGCTTGGATGTACTCTACTCCATTAAAAAAGCACCCTTTCGGATGCTCTTTTTGTTTCGATAGTCGTTACACCTTTTCATGTTGTTTAGATATATTCAATCAACCACGCCCGCGTTGCTCCACGGCGTCCAATCTTTCCGTCCTTTATCCGTAGGCTAATATTACTAATGCACGTTCCAAAGAACGCGGCGCAAGCGGTTATATTGTCGAACTCAAGAAAGCCGTCCGACTCGCCCCAGCTATCGTGACCACCACCACGCTTTTTACGGTGTTCGATGTAGTGCGTAGCCTTTACTTTCTGACTCCGAATGCCTACGGTGTTGAACCTAGAATTTTGTTCGCTATAAGTAGCCCACCGCAAATTGTTAATTGCGTTGTTTGTCCGATTGCCGTCCTTGTGGTCTACCGTTGGTTTGTTCTCCGGGTTCGGTATGAATGTCTCTGCAACTAATCTGTGCACCGGGACTTTCTTTCGCACGTTGTTTTCGTACAAATCAAACATCAAATATCCATTGCTCTTGTTTAGAGTCGGGGTTTTGATTTTCCCGGTTGTGTCGTTGCGAACTTCTCCGTTTTCGTTGATTGAATAATTTGTAAAGTTTTTCAACTTTATCCACATACAACCACCGCCTTTCTAGTTTCATTTTATCATGCTTTGGCGATTGTATCAACATGAACTTGGCACGGTATTGTCTTACGCTATCAAGGCAAGAGTTTCACCGTTTTCACATGGTTTATACTCGGCAATGTGGCACAGTCTACCGAGTTTGAGGTTATCCAACATAGTGTAGTTTTGCTTCGCAAATCCTTGATATGCTGTTTGGATGCTGGCAATATCCGTGCCCATCTTCGCGGAGTTGTCCGCCATATCAAGAATGGCAGTATCTGCCGCTTTAGCCGCCGCTACAACGTCACCGCCGTAAGCTTGCTTCAAGGATGCACCAAAGGAAACGGCTTGCTCTGCGTAGGTGTTGGAGTCGATTCCGGCTTGCACCGCCGCTTCTGACATTGCTTTCATTTCCTTCGCCGCGTCACCGTATAAGGTCTCTAGACCTCCTAAACTCTGTTGAAGGTCTCCGCCCGCTTCAAGGGTCTTTTTCAAGGCGGCACCAATGCCAGCCCCGGCAATCGCGCCCTTGATAGCCCCGGCAATGTTAAGGCCAGCACTCTGACCAGCGCTTACTGATTCGCCCGATAGTACGCTTTTAATGCTCCCGGCGATACCTTTAGCGGAGGGGATAATCTGCACATAGGCTTTACCTAATTCAGTCGCCATTACTTACCTCCTAGAGCGTTCCAAGCGGCTTTGAAATCATCACCGCTTGAGTATGTTTCAAGTTTCTTTTCTTCTTTCTTGCCAAGCAAAAGAGGCAAAAGAGGTTCCGGGCGGTTGCGGTTCTCGCGTCCCGCTGTTGTCTGTCCCCACCATAAGAGGGATACAAGGTCATGAATGCCCGCAATAAAAAACGTATCCATCGAGATAGGCAGATTTGCCATCTTACAACGGATACGGCTGTTTTCACGTAGTCCGCTCGCCAACGTCACCAGCAAATCAACCGGGAGGGCTTTATAGTCGAATACGTGGTATGTTTCCGCCATATCGCATATAAATGCCCCTCGGTCAATCTCTAGCATGTTGACAAGCAACATTAGTTTTTTACGTCTGCGCTCTTTTCATTCGCAATCTTGAAGATTTCTTCGAGTTCGGCTTCGACCTTTGCCGGGTCAACAAAACCGTCCTTCTCGATGTGGTGATATAACTTTCCCTTCTGTTCGTCACCCAGCACCATAGTCAAAAGCTTTGGAAGGAACATCAACGCCTCATGGTCGTTCATGTCCTCATGCTCTGACAATGCCTCAATGAATCTCATATCATAGAGCTTCGCCGGGTCGATAGTAAAAGAAAAGCCGGATTGAGTTTTGCCCTTCAGTAATTTCTTCGCCATGTGTTATCTCCTTCCTATGATTCCTTGATGTACTCGTAATGAGTGTTGCCGGATGCGTCCGGGAGCGCCTTGATTGTGATGTCACAACCAACTTCACCGCCGTCGTAACGCTGGATTTCTCCAACCTCGGAGACAACGCCCTGTGGAATCACAATACGATCGAGAACGTCACCCTTTAAGATGGAATCAATAACCCAAACCTTGTTCTCCTGTTCGTCGGAATTTGCCACAACTGCGATACCAGCCGTAAGCGTCCCGCTTACGTTATCATCGCCGTAGATGGTTTTCAAAACTTCCGGGTTTACATACTCAATCAAGCGGAACTTGAAGGTATCCGGCTTGTCGGTCTGAAGGTTGAGAACGGTCTGACCGCCCCATGCCTTAATATCGGATGTGGTAGCGGTGTTGTTGTTGGTCACACCATCTTCACCGATAAATCCCAAGTCCTTGAAAGCGGTGTCAAGAGTCTCATCCGCTGTGGTTGGGAGTGTGGTTGTAAGTGGTGCGCGGAAGATTGCGCCGCTTACCTTCGGCTTTGCCGCAGTAACATTATTAACGTTTCCCATTTCTACACCTCCTAATAGTGTACGATGTCAAAAACTGCTTGATAGCGGTACTTTTTTTCTGCTGTGTCCGTGTAGTTGTATTCGCTGTTTAGCAATACCTTCGACACTTCTGCAAGCACCACCAAGCCATAACACATAAGCGTTACGACTTCTTCGCTCAACTCTGCCGCCTCTTGCAAGGTCTGACCATAAGATTGAACTACTACGGTGCTATGCTTGATATGTTCTTCGATTGTTCCGCCTGTCTTTTCGACAATGCAGAACTTGACGGGAGGATTCTTTGGAACCTCCGTTTTTACCGGGATTCCATCCAACGCCGTTGCTAGATAATTTCTTACGATTTTTTCAATCATGTTTAAATCCTCGGCAATGCTTTTAAAATAGAGTTGTTCTTCGAGTTGTCGTGTCGCGCCTCGAATGTCTCCGCGGCAATCTGCACGTTGGCACGGTTTTTGCCCTCTCTTTCGGTTAATTCGTAACCCTCACCCAACGAGGAAAGGGCAGTGTGCCCAATGTCGGATAAAACACTTTTCATTTCTTCGGAGCGTAACAATTCGCGGACGCCCTCACGATTCAACTCAAACTCAACCATATCGCTCTACTTTCACGTTTTGTCCCCAGCGTAGGGGGATATTTTCACTTTCTCCCGTAACAGGAAAGCCGATTGTTCGATACTTATCGCCCCAAATCTCAACCTCGGCATCCGTCCAATTATGTGTGTCACCCTTTGGGATACCAAGCACATAAGAGACCTTCTTGCCGTAGAGTTGCAAGGCGTTCACAATATCGTCTTGTGTCGGACTTCCTACCAACACGCCGGGTACATCCTCGATGGTCTCGGTCACGATGTCGTTTCCAAAATCATCCTCGCCTGTCTTGGTCTCAATGACCAATCTAACCGTTGTTGTTTTCATGGTCTAAATCCTCCAATGGTGAACGGATACCAATCTTATTGGATGCACCAAGTAACCGCCTATCCTCTTTGCCCAAATAAAGCTCGCCGCTTGTCCCGGTCTGCATCGTCCAGCTTTGGGAGTATCCCAAGCCAGCCATGGAGCCTTGGGTTGCGCCAATCGGCACATCCAAGTCGGAGCCAAGCGCACGGATAACCATTCGACAAGATACGATTTTTTTTGCATTGTCCGGGGCGTTGGCGTTCACCGCGTCAATCATCACGGCGGCATCGTCAAGCAATACCGCGCATGTCTGTTGTTCGGTTTCTGTCAGTTCCCGACCAAGCCTTGCTTCTACATCCTCATAAGTTGCGTATGCCATAACTAATTACCTCTTGCGTGTTGCGGGTTTCTTCTTCGGAGCGGCCTTCTTTGGCTTCTCCTGTGGCTCCTCTACCTCTGCGGGTTCAGCCTTGGGAGATTCGGGGCGGGTGTGACCCGCCGCCAAATACTCCTCTACTCGGCTTTCCGCCACCCACATAGGAGTGTGAGTCAGCTTATTGATTAACTTAACCATTACGCGGTTGCGTCGGTAAGTCTGTTGAAGCAAGTAACGTCGGCGCGGAATCCGACCTCAATCTCTGCACGAATTGCAATCATATTGCGCTCGAACAGGGAGATTACATTGCCGTCACCATCGGTCAAGGTTGCCTGGTCGGCACGATCAATTGTTACGCCTTCAACGGTGCCCCATACTGCCTGTGTCCAGTCACCAGCGATACCAATCTGATTTACAGGAGTAGAACCTGTTCCAGCCTTGTAAGCACCCTTGCTAGATACGGTCTGTGCACCAAGAACCATTGGGATTGCACCCTCTGCGGCGTTGTTTACGAATAACGGTCTACGGTCTCCGTCAACTGCGGTCAGCAAGGTTGCACGACCCTGTGGAGCTAATACGATACCGTTCATGATTCCGCCGTGTGCGGCAATATCAGCGTCAGCGGCTACAAGTCCACCATAGGTCAATGTTCCGCCGATAGCCTGTGCGGTTGCACTTCCAAGGGTGTCGAAATCGGAACCCGGTGCGGAGCCGTTACCGAATACGGTTGCGTCAAACTTTGCGGCAAGTGCGCCCGGTAATCTCTCAATCAATGCGTCATACAAACCAGCGGCATCACGCTCAAACTCCTTGGAGAATGGAACGATAACAGCTAACTTGTAGCCACGCAAAACCTTGGTAGCAAGTCCCGGATTGCTTGTTGGCTTCTTCTCGGTCTCTCCTACCCATCCAGCCTCTACATCAGAGGTAATAACGTTGATTGCGGCACCGCGACCCGGTAACACAATCTGACGTGCTAACTGCATTACTGCGGAGCCTTCCTGTGCCTTCTGCAAAATCTCACGAGATACGTCTGCTGGTAAATCGATACTTGTTCTGTTGGTTGGTAATCCTACTACTGGCATATTTTTTGCCCTCCTTAAATCTGTTTTGCCCACGCTTCAGCGAACTGCTGGCGTGTGCTTGGTTTTCCTACGTGCAACGTTTCGCCGCCGTCCTTCACATTCGGATAAGACGGTTTGGCGAATGAAAGAATACCGCTCGCCTGTTCCTTGCAAGCCTCCTCTGTTTCCGCGGTCAGTAAAGCCACCGGGACGCCTGTCTCTTTGGCTACCTTCTCGCGTGTTGCCCGGATGGTCTCGGCGTGTTCCTTCTCGGCTAAAATTGCCTCCAGCTTCTCGGCTCTCTCCGTTGCCTTCTGAAGCTCTGTTTTGTTGGCTTCAACCATCTTGTCGTACTCCTCGGCCTTTGCCTTCAAGTCGTCATAACCCTCGTACTTGGCGCGCTCTCTCTTGATACGCTCCTCTACGATTCCGTTAAGTTCCTCTTGGGTAAAGGTTTTCGGCTCACTCGGTGTAACTGCGTTCTTGTTTTCTTCCATTGTTTAATACCTCCATAGAGTGCTTGTTTTATCCTCGTTTAAGGCACGAGTTGCCAATCAAAAAGGAGCCCCGGAAGGCTCCTTATCAATTCACGTCTATTTCCTCCGCTTTGGAGGATTCCCGCTCTTTCCGCTTCGCGTATGCGCTCCGCTTCTGTGCGTTGATTTTGTCTTTATTTCTGTCGTAAACCTCACGCCGTAAGGCGTTGAGTTCGTCACTTGCTGGCATGTTGCCCGGATACATATCGAACATGTCCGCATATCGTGCCGGGTCATATCCGGCGTACTTGGTATTACTGTTAAAGCGGATTGCATAAGCACAATCACAATTTCCGTGAATGTGTTCCGCGTGATTGCCTCTTATCGTGCTTTTGCCAGCCGTCTGCCAGCCAATCGCCGCCAAGCCTAAACAATATGCACATGTATCGCCCGAAGGAATCCAAGCGAACTCCGCGCCGTCCCTCTTGGCATTCTGTAAGGTGGTATCCTGTCCGGCTTGCTTGACCAAACGACCAACGGCGGAGGAGATAATTTCATCGTTGCCGCTTTTTGCCGCTCCATTCACCGCCTTTGCAACCTCGTGGATGTTCGCGGTCTCTGCCGGAACTGCCGCCGGGAGAAGAACCCCGGACGCCTCCGCAAGTTCATCATAGAACACGCAAGCCGCCGCGCTGGATGCTTCGCCGTACTTGGTTACAAGCCCATAGGCGTAATCTATAATCACATCCTTGGGAATATTGCCAAATCCAACTCCGCCAAGCTTTCCGCTTAACACGGCTTCTAAAAATTCATCCTCGGCCTGTTTGGAACACTTCGCAAGAAGGTCTTTATACTTGCGCCATTCCTTTAGGCTTAATGTCTCCATTTACGCCTCCAATTCCTCCAAGGTAGCAAGTCCCCGCACCTTGGTTTCTTGTGCCTTAATGCGGCGAATAGACGCCTTATCGAACCCGACCATTTCCAAGAATGTATCAGTCTCGGCAAATCCCGGGCGTGCGCTGGCTAACTTCAAGGCCGCGTCTGTGGTTGCCGCTACGCTTGGCATAGCTGGGTTTTTGAAGTGGGCAACAACGTCCATTTCTTCCGGGGTGAGTTCATCAAGGCTCTTATCACGAATGATCGCGGTTGCCATTAGAGCGATATTCCGCAACGCCTCACCGTTGGACGTGTTCAACTGTTCAGCCATTCCGATGAGGGTTTGAGTCTGTGCAATAATCGCCTCACTAGATGTCGGGTTGGCATTATTCACAACGCCTGTGTCGGTTACGCTCAAACCTGTTGCGGCGGAGAACTGTGTAGCCAACAACCGAAGCATTTCAACGTGTGGAGTGATGGAACCTTGCGGCAACTGTCCGAAGGTTGGCTTCTCTCCTGTCTCCGGGTTGGTGGTGGATGCTAGGATACTGCCTACATACTGCTGGAACTTCTGACCAACTACGGCATCGAATTGGTCGTCCGTTACGCCTAACAGATACTTCTGCGGTGATGTAGCAAACTCTAGGCCAATGGTTGCATTGGCAAGTGTCCGCACGTATCCATCAATCAAACGGCGAACAGGTTCCTTGATTCGGGATTGACCGAACCGCTTTTTGCTTGTCGCATTCCAAATCAACGGCTCCATAAGTGGTCTACCCATTCTATGAGGGTGTCTCTCTGACTCCCAGCCGTTCCCGGTGTTTCGCAACACCCAAATATCTGTATCCGTGTAATAGTTAATCAGAATCGGCTGTGCATACTCTCCGTTTGCGTCCAACTCGGTATCAATCACGGCAAATCCGCAATCAATCCGCCCCTTTTCGCCGTTCCAAAGTGCGGCGGAAGTATTCGCGGAGTGAAAACGGATTTTACATCCAATCTCATCATCAGCGGACAAGGTAGCGAAATCACAGCCCAACTTTAACTCGTCCCTTGTGGCCTTCGGATACTCTGCAAGCAAATCATTGTCAATCACCAGCTTGTCGAGTAGTTCGACTTCGTTGCCGTTGGCTCCAACAAATCCATCGAATACGGAACGCGCCGCCAACACGTCAACGGTTTTTGCTCCCCATGCGCAACCAATCTCTAACTTGTGGAAGGTCTCCGGGAGTGCAATACCAAGATTGACACTACCGAGGGAGATTTTCCCCTCGTAGTATTTCTCTTTGTCTGCGTTCTTGCTGGAATGCAATTCAAACACATTCAACAGCTTCTGAAATCTTACCTGTTCTTCTTGTGGAAATCCGGCAATGTTCGCCGGGGAAATGTTGATATTTAACATTTAACCAATCCTCATTTTTTTACTTGGGTTTCTTTTACTGTTTCGCGCTCCCCATAATGCAAGGGCGCACGCTTCTATCGGGGTGGAATCTTCGCCACCAAATCCCCAACCGCCGCCAATAGGTCTTTTGGTTGAGGTTGTCGCGCTTTCTCTTAAATCCTCTTGTGGTTTGTACCAAGTGAGGGTTTGTTCGTTTAGGTCATTGACCAAGGTTGAAACCGCCGCGATCATGTCCTTTGCGCCCGGTCGAATGATTGACCCCTTAATTCTCCAAGTAGGAGCAATCTTGTCGATTAGAACATCAACGCCGTTGCGTCCGTCTATGACTACGCAACACGCTTTCTTGCTTCGCTCGTTCAGCCAATCTGCAAGCCATTGTGTGCCGTACCCGGTCGGTTTTCTATCAATCAAGGAAATCCTGGCAACTCCATCGTCCTGGATAACAGCACCGCACAAACAAACCTCCGAACCATCGGAGGAGAACTTCACGCCATAAGCGGTTTTTCCTTCCGGCTTTGGGTCTGTGCTTGCGCATCTGTCCCAAACCTCCTCCGGGATTGCCGTAACATCGGCCACTTTCGATACCTCCGGCGCCCACCATCCTAATCTTTCTCTTGCAAATCCATCTACACTCATTGACCGCTTCTCTTCATCCGTGAACTCTTCATCAAGTCTTATACCCAGCGCCGGGTTGCACATATACCAAAGCGTTTTATCATCGACGTTTATCTCTGCTATGCCCGCCGCCTCAATACTCCACTCATGCCAAGCGTCATGTTTTGACGGACTAGCCAAGCAAGAGCTTCGCCGCCGTCTGAATACATCGCCCGGGCAATTCGGATATGGTGGCGTACCTGTATAAATCAATTGCCTTGTGCCTGTCTGTGACGCGGATAGTGTCGCCATAATGGCCTCAACTTGGTCGTCCATCAGCTCTTGTGCTTCATCAAACACAACAAGGGATATTCCGTCAAAACCTCGCGCGGCCTGTCTTGACCTAGCGGAAAATTCAATCAAACCGCCGTTATCAAGTTCAATACATTCCTCGCCGTTGGTGTATCGAATGTTTTTTACAATGTCTGTGACCTCTGGATGCTTTTTGTCTGTGAACATCGCGGCAAGTCGCCTGAACGATTTCTTGCTCGTTCTTACTTGGTGCGCTGTATGTAAAATTTTCTCGCCGTTTACAACCAGCCCGAA